GTCTGTTGAAACACACGAATTGCCGACCAATGTTTACGCTAGGGCGTTAGCATTGGAGAGGAGGATAAGGTTGGCGGCCTTATTCCCTGAACATATCATACCCTTCATGAAGCGCATGGAGTTTGTAGGTATGATAGCTGGTCCTACTGGACCAGACCGACTCGAGGCTCCGCCGTTAACGGAGACGCCACTCGAGAGGGACCCAGTTTTAGACTTGAGTTCTGATGCTAGATTTGAATACCGCCCAGTATCTACTATGCGTTTATTAGGTAGAATGGACGGATATGTTTTTAACCAAAGTGTGCCCAAATTTGACCCTTGGTTTAGAGACGTTCTTAAGCAGAAAGCACCAGAGACATTGTCTGTGTTGGAGGAAACACACTGTCGTGATCCCTGTACTCCGGATCGAGTACTAAAACATTTTGCATTATATGATAGGGTTTGGAAGGATAAACCAACCAATCCTATAGCCCGGAGGGCTGACCGTCTAGTGGAGAGATTGTTTAGTCCGATAGGTAAGGTGGAACCAATTGATTTTAATTATGAAGGTTGGCATACCATCCTACCACATTTGGACCTTACTTCTTCTCCTGGTTTGCCTTTGCGGCGTAAATACGCCACACAGGGTGAATGCCTTGGTTTTATCTATGATAAAGCAAAGCGTTTGAACCATTTTGCAAAGTTTTTACCTCCACCCAAAGTTCGTGCTCCACCTTGTATGATCGGAGTTCGTCCTGGCCTCATTAGAAAGGATGAATTAGATAAAAAGATTAAGGCAAGAGGAGTGTGGGCTTATCCAGCCGAAGTTAAAGTGCTGGAAATGCGTTTCGTTATCCCATTAATGGAACGTATTAAGGCTGTGTTTGGTCGTATTCCATATCCTACGGGAAGGAACATGACTAAAGCACTTCCTATGTTTATTGATCATTTGTTGAATGAGAAAAGATGGGGTTTCGTTACTGATATTTCGAAACTCGATACTTGTATCGGACCAGATTATATCAATTGGGCATTCTCGTTAATGCGTAAATGGTATTTTATGGGGACCACAGAATCTTCTCAAACAAGAAATGACAATGTATTTTCCTTTTTACAATACTATAATTGCCGAACCCCAATTTTACTACCATCAGGATTACTGTATCGAAAGTATGGCGGTGAGCCATCTGGCTCAGGTTTTACTCAAATCGTTGATACTCTCGTTACATTATGGTGGACCGTTTATGTTTTGTTGCAGATGGGGATGTCAGAAGACGAGATTGTCGGTCGAATCTTCGCTGTCGGAGATGATGTGGCTTTAAGTGTCGAACAGAGTTTTGATATTGAAAAGTTTATTGAATTGATGGCTGTAATCGGTGGAATTGTCAACAGAGATAAAGTCATGTTTAGCAATAAAGGAATTGAATTAAAATTTCTTGGTTACTCTAAATATGGTGGTGGCATTTTCCGACCAATTGAAGATTTATTACTAACTGCTCTTTTTCCCGAGAAGTTTGTTGGTAATCTTAATCGATCAAGACAACGTATTCTGGGTCAGACGGTTATGTCTGGCTTGTCTAATGGTTTCTTCGGAAAGTTGAACTATTGGATGTGGGAGAAAGCAGG